TGAACCGTCCGGAACTGAAGAATTTATGACCAAACGAATGGACATGCCAAGCTCCGGAGAAGAGAACGCAGTTGCCCCCTATGGTGAGATCAAGAAAACGGCAGTTCCGATTGATTATGAAATGATCAAAGGTCGTGAATGTATTGGAGCAGTCGATTTTGCAAGTATTCGCGACTTTACCGGCTGTGTTCTGACTTTCAGACATGATGGCAAGTATATCAGCATAAAGCATTCATTTGCTCGTAAAGCTTTTGTTGATAAGTATTATGGCTATTCACGAACCGATGATAAATTTAAGAAGATTGCCCCACCAATTGCTAAATGGGAAGAACAAGGGTTGCTAACTGTCGTTGATGAACCGACAATTGATCCGCAAATGATAGTTGATTGGTTTACGAAACAGTCCAAACTATACAACATAAAAGAAGTGGTAATCGATAACTTCCGGGCTGACCTGCTAAGAAGATTTTTTGAAGAAGCAGGTTTTGAAGTCGAAGTGATACGTAACCCGACCGCTATCAGTGCCTTACTTGCTCCAAGAGTTGAAGATGGTTTTGCCAATCATAAATTTATTTGGGGCGATGATCCGCTAATGCGGTGGTATACAAATAACGTGTATGTCACGATCGACAAGAAAGGTAACAAGAACTTTAGTAAGAAAGATGAGAGACGCCGTAAGACCGATGGTTTTATGGCGTTTGTTTATTCGCTGTATCGAGCTGATGACTTGGATGATTATGACATCGGTTCTGCGTTAGATACGATTGCTGGTCTTAACTTCTAGCCTGAAAGGGGGTGTTAATGTGTGATTTCATGGAAAGAAATATTCAGCAAGCGACATGACATGTCCTATATTTTTGATGGCGATTTTTGGAATGATGATGCCAGTGGTCGTGCTTATTTAAAGCGTTATGCGTTAGATATGAACGTGAGCTTTATTACTCGACAAATGGCACAAACTAAGTTCTTGCATGCTAGAAATGGCAAACATCTAAAAGATGGTGTTTTCTATCGATTGAATGTCCGTCCGAATAGTAGTGAGAGCGCGGCGGAGTTTTGGGAGCATGTTTTCCATAAGTTGATTTACGAGTCAGAAGTATTGATCGTGGTTAGTGACACCAACGAACTTCTGGTAGCTGATTCTTTTGTCAAAGAAGAAAAGGCACTTTATCCAGATGTTTATAAAGGTGTCACGATCAAGAATTATCAGTACGAGCGTTCGTTTAATGCGGATGATGTGATTTATTTAAGTTATCAAAATAAACGATTAGATGCTTATACCACAGCTTTGTTTGGAGACTATGGTGAGATACTTGGTAGAATGATTGAGATTCAACTGCGTAATAATCAGATCCGTGGAGTAACTAAAGTTGATATGACTCAAGGTACTCAAGAGGATAAGCAGAAATCGTTGCAAGGCTTTATGGACAAAGTCTTTAATGCATTCAGTAAGAAGTCTGTGGCGATCGTGCCAACGACCAAAGGTTTGGAATACGAAGAACTAAACAATAACACTGCGAATGCTCAACAGTCCTATGATCAGATTTCTAAACTAAAAAATGATGCAGTGGCCACAGTTGCTAATATGCTCGGGATCCCAGAAAAGCTAATGATCGATCAGCCAGCAGAAACTGACAAATTGTATAAACAGTTCTGTCAAACTACGCTGGCTTTTTTCTATAGTCTTATTGGGGCTGAGCTGAATGCTAAGCTGATTAGTAAGTCGGAGGTTTTGAGCGGCGAAGAGATCATTATTCAAGGTAAAAATGATCGGAGCATTTTTGATTTAGCTGAACCAATCGACAAGATCACTGCTGCCGGTACAATGTCACCGAATGAGATTCGGGACGCTTTGCATATTGAACAAAGTGATGATCCAGAAATGAATAAGCATTACATCACCAAGAATTACGCTAAACAAACGAAAGGAGGTGATAATAGTGACGAAGATTAATATTAAAGGTGCAATCGTGGCTGATTCAGATAAGTGGTTCTATGATATGTTTGGAGAACCAGCAACAGCACCTAAAGATATTAACGAAGCAATTGCCAACGATAGCGATGGAGAACTTGAACTCGAAGTTAACAGTCCTGGTGGGTTAGTTAATTCAGGCAATGAGATCTACACCGCTTTGAAGAGCTATAATGGCAAGGTTATCGTGAATGTTGTCGGTGAAGCTTGTTCTGCTGCTTCGTTAATCGCTATGGCTGGAGATACCGTACGAATGTCACCAGTGGCCATGATGATGATCCATAACATCAAAAATGGTTTGATGGGTGATAAGAATGATATGCAAGACAATGCAGAATTGCTCAAGAAGTATGACGCTGTTATTGCTAGTGCCTATGTGGCTAAGACTGGCTTATCTAAAGATGAAGTCTTGGACAAAATGAATAAGACGACTTGGTTAAATCCTGACGAAGCAGTTGATCTTGGTTTTGCTGATGAGATCATGGACTTTGGTCAGAAAGATAAACCAATGCAGTTGGTCGCAGCAAGCACTAAACTATATCCACCTCAAATGATTGATAAGTTTAAGGATTTAATGGCTGAAAACAAGCAACTAAAAGAAACGAAGCCAATTGTTGCTACAGTTAACACTAACGAAATAGCAAACAAGTTATACGCTAAATTAAAAGAAGATAGTAAACCAAAGGAACCCAAGGCTACAGGCTTTGAACGGTTCCTTTTTTAATAAAAGAAAGAAGGAATAATTTATGACAATTGATTTAAACGGCATGGCCAATTTTAAAAATGCCCGTACAGCTTTTGCTAATGCAGTTACTGAGGGCAAGGATAAAGAAGAACAGAATACAGCTTTCGCCGATATGATGAATGCTTTATCTGAAGACACTGTTGCTTATATTGACAAGATGGTTAACAGCAAGATTGATCCCGTCTTGAATGCACGTACTAAGGATCCTGAAATGACTACTGAAGAAGTTGATTTCTTTAATGCATTGACTTCTGATGATACTACTCATAAAGAAAGTAAAGAAGTTGTGTTGCCAGAAACAACCGTAGATAAGATCTTTGAAGATTTAGCTAAGGATCATCCATTTATGCAGATTATTGGTTTGCAGAACACGGGTCTACGCTTGAAGTTTTTGAAATCAGAAGCAACCAGCGCAGCTGTCTGGGGAAAAATCTACGATGGTATCAAAGGACAGTTGCAAGCAACATTCAGTGATGAAGATGCTAACCAGTCAAAATTAACAGCGTTCGTTGCGATTCCTAACGATGTTAAAGACTTCGGTGCTCCTTGGATCAAGACTTACGTTACAACTCAAATCGAAGAAGCTTTTGCGGTAGCAGCTGAAGCAGCTTTTATTGCTGGTGATGGTAAAGACAAGCCAATTGGTTTAACTAAATCAGTTGCTAAAGGTGTTTCTGTCACAGACGGGGTTTATCCAGATAAAGAATCAGCTGGAACATTAACACTCAAAGACACCGCAACTGCTAAGAAAGAACTTGGCGGAATCGTTAAAGCTCTTTCAGTTAAGGAAAACGGTGAGCCATATGCTGCTAAAGGCAAGATCTACCTAGCAGTACAGCCTGGAGTTTCGATTGATTTAGAAACTGCGATGACAATGCAAAACGTTAACGGTCAGTGGGTTTATGCTTTGCCATTTGGTCTGCAGACTGTTGAGTCTGAATTTGTTCCGGAAGGTAAGATCGTGCCTTTTGTACCTGATCGTTATGATGCATACTCCGCAGGGAATGTGGCAATTGCAGAATTCGACCAGACTTTAGCTTTGGAAGATGCAACTTTGTATGCTGCAAAACGATTCTTCTATGGCAAAGCAGTCGATGACAATGCTGCTAAGGTCTACGATTTCAACGCTGTGGGAAAATAGCATCCCCTAGCAACATTAAGGCAACGGCCACAACGTCCGGTGCCAAGATTACTGCTGACTAGGGGGCGATGCCATGGCGTTATTAGATGAACTCAAGAACCGACTCCATATTTATCATTCAGTGGAAGATGATTTTCTGCAAGATAACATCTTAGCACCGTCAATAGATGCTATTGCTCGAATGACTGGAATTAATAAAGATTCCGAGGACCCGCAGTTTAAAGAACTGGTCCTAGAACGTGGTCGATATGCTTACAATGATCAGCTAGAATTTTTTGAAGATAACTTTAGATCAGAACTATTAGGTTTGTCTTCAACATTGCTGAAGTCTGATGAAGAAGGTGACAGCAATGATGGGTCCTAGTTTTGAGTATAAAAAGACTAAGGTCACACGTGGACAATTAAGAGTACCTGTGACATTTTTTGGTGAAGATGATGTGGATTCACCTGAACCGAATCACACAGGTAAAACCGAGCTGTTTTCGTGCTTGTGTTATCCGTATGCTAGTTCTAATAAGGATCTAAGCATCTTGGATGCAACTGGCGAAAAGCGTGGTGTTACGATCGTTATCCCTGACACACGGGGCGAGTTTATTGTTACACCGAGTATGACTGCTGTATTATCCGATCCACGTTACCGAAGAGAAGATGGTAGTTATATTGAATGGAATATCCATGAACCACGTGAAGATTTCGAAAATAATCAATTTGTGACGATCGTTTTGGGGGTGGCTTAATAATGGCTAGCGGAGGAGTTACTTTTACTGGTTGGGACGAAACCATCAAGAAGTTAGAAGAGAAGTTTTCACCTGCCAAAGTTAGCCGAATCGAGAACAAAGCACTCTCGGTTGGTGCTCGTGTCATTAAAGCCAATCTGAAACATGGTGTGGCTAGTTATATGGACACAGGCGCGACATTCAACGAAGTTGTAGCAGGCAAACCACGATTACGCTCGGGTCACCGTTCAGTTAAAATCGGCTGGGCGGGTGATGGTTCGAAACAGCGTTGGCGGTTAGTTCACTTGAATGAGTTTGGTTATACAAGATTTGGGAGGACATATAGCCCCCGCGGAATGGGTAAAGTTCAGAGTGCTTACAATAGTTCAAAAGAAGCTGCTAAGGCAGCCCAAGTGGCTGAATTAAAAAGGCTGGTGAAGTAATGGTTCAAGATATGACTCAAATCATCTATCAAGCTTTTTTGGATAATACAACTATTGAAAAGGCTGTGTTAAATGGCGAGAAACATTCAATCTATTATTATGAGATGCCGGATGGAACTTTGCCTAATACAATGATCATTATTCGTCCGATGCGGCCACCTCAAACGCAGGTATCTGCAAGCGATGAGCCAATAAATAAAAGTTTGCTGTATCAAATTGATGTGCAGGCTAGTGAGAGGATGATCCCTAAAGAAATTCAATATGAAGTCGAAAGAGTCATGCACTCTCTCGGCTTTTTTCGATTGAACAGTGATGAATTGGATGAGTACTTTCCAGATACGAAAAGATATGTGGATGTGAGAAGATTCATTAAGCCAACTAATTTGTATGATACAAGTTATTAAAGAAAGAAGGAATTTACATGTATGTAGGATTTAAAAGATTAACGATTCAACCTAAGGACGCAGATTTAAAACCCAAGGGTGAACCAATCATTATTGAAGGTAAGAAAGATGAAGGTGGGATGGTCACCGCTGATATTTCTGGCTTGTCAAAAGAACCAGTTAAGGTGTCCGCTTCTAACATTGCTTACTACATTTCTCGTAAAGGTGTTGGTGATGTCAAGGTTGAGTTTGGTGTATTGGATTTACCACTTGACGCTGAGACCGACATTCTAGGACGGAGAAAGTCAGAAAATGGAGTTCAATATGCTGGTGAAACAACCGAAGCCCCATATTGCTCAATTTTGATGGAATCTTCTGATGCTAAAGGCAACACCGCTTTAGTCGGGTTCTTCAACGGGACATTCTCAAAAGACGCTGAAAAAATGGAAACATTAAAAGACGGTGAAACTTTTGAACCAGAGGCTGAAACATATTCATTCGCTGCAATTGCATCTTCTGATGAAGAAACTAAGGGAGATTACATGGCAAAATACAATGGTTCAGAAGAAGCAGCTCTTTCTGAAGTTCGCAAAAATGTGTTGCTGGAAACCCCAAAAGGATAGCCCCAGCCCAAGGAGTGAAAGTTACTCCTAAGGTCAATGGGGCAACTATTACAGCTGATTAAGAGAAAGAAGGTTAAAAATGGCTGAAGACAGAAGTGAGCAGTATTTGAAAGCTGTTAAAGATGACCAAGTTGTTAATGTCGGTGCAAAAGGTACTAAGTCAGTTGATATTACTGGTGAGCCAGCCAACACTAAGGTTCCAACAGGCAAGTACAAAACAGCCTATGATAATACAGCTGACAAAAGTTTGTCCGCAATTGCTAGCGAGTTAAAAGATGTTGGCGAGTTTACCACATTACCAATTAAAGTGACTGGAGTTAACTTGGACAAAACGACAGCCGAAGGAGAAGTTGGTTCAACAATTCAGTTGAAAGCAACAGTTCAGCCAAGTAATGCAACTAATAAAGCTGTTGTTTGGTCAAGCGATAATGAAAAACTAGCTACTGTGGATCAGAATGGCAAAGCAACATTAGTTGCTGAAGGCAAAGCAAACATTAAAGCTGCTACAAAAGATGGAAATAAGGTTGCTCAATGTGCGTTGACTATTAAGCCGAAAGCTGAAGAACCGCCTGCCGAAGGTAAATAAGCCCGGCAATTAGACGTATTTTAAGAACGTTTCAGAATAAAAGACAGATACTCGCCTACGAAATGAACAATGAGAGCACAGCTCTGGCGGGTATTTTGGAGGTTATAAATTTGTCGAAAGTAACAATTAAATTAAGAGATAAAAAGGGACAATTTCATCGTTATGAGCAAGATTGGATCTCGACTAGAAAGTTAATCGAATCATTTGATATTAACTCAGACAACTATCCTTTGATAAAAGATTATTATGCAAAGACAATCGATTTCGTTGCCAGTGTTTTCGATGATAAGCGAGTTACACCGGATGCGATCCTCGATGGTGTGGATGCAACTAAATTCGAAGATTTTATGGAAGACTTCTTTAACCAGTTAGCTGGGGGTACAGACCCAAACTTGGAACCGGAGAACGAATAACTCCGGAACAAGCAAAAGAAAACATTTATGATCTGATGAGGACTGTGGTAGTCAATCTGCCAGGGTATTCGATCAATGACATGTTAGATACGGACTTCGACACATTGATCAGTGTGCTTAGTCCGAAAAAGAAGAGTAAGAAGACTGCTAATCGTAAGATCCATACGTTGGCAGAATTCATTGAATCAACATAGAAAGGAGGTAAATTATGGCTGATGAAGTTTTAGGTCGGATGGCCATAGAGCTCGACTTAAAAGATTCTAGTTTTACTAAAGGTTTGACTGGGGCTAAACAAGCAACTCGGAATGCTATGACTGAAATGAAAGCCAACATGGCTGTGATCGGTCAGACTGGGTCAAAGTATGAGCAATTGGCGATGAAGGGCAAAGGACTAACTAAAGCTCTTGAAGCTCAAAAACGTGAGATGCAGTTACTAGATAAGGAATATAAGAATTCTTTAACCAGTAACGGTGAACAAACGCGTGCTTCTGCCAAATATGCTCAACAAGCTAATAATGCCAGAGCAAAAGTTGAAGCACTTAATAAACAAATCGTTGAGAATGCTAAAGCAACGGCTCGCGCTAAGGTCGAAACAACCGGCTGGACTGGTAGACTAAATACGATCAGTAAAGGTGCTATTTCAGCAGGAAAAACAATGTCAAAGTTTGGTGATACCTTTACCAAACGAGTATCGACTCCAATCGGTGCAGGCTTTATTTATAGCGCTAAACAAGCAATCGACTTTAATTCGCAAATTGCTGCATTAGGGCCATTGTTGACTAATGGTGGTAAACTAACTAGCCAATATCGTAAGCAGCTGGATCAGTTAGCAGGATCATCTAAACGCTGGTCTAAGCAGTACGGTGTTTCAACAAATGATATTAACTCTGGGATGGGCGAGCTGATCCGTAAAGGTTATACCGCTAAGCAAACTTTGGGAGCCATGCCAGCAATCCTTGACGCAACAAAAGCGTCTGGTGATAGCTTTAATGATGTAATGCATGTTTCTACCTCCGTTTTGGAACAGTTTGGTTTGAAGACTAAATCAACCGCTGGTACTTTGAAGAACACAACTCGTGTTACTGATACATTGACAACGATCGCCAACCGAACCAGTGCAGGATTTAAAGATATGGGAGATGCGATGGTTTATATTGGACCGTCTGCCCATGCTGCCGGAATATCCTTGGAAGAAACAGCTGCGATGGTTGGTATTCTTTCGAACAAAGGTATTGAAGGCTCTCAAGCTGGTACTGCTTTGCGTGGTGCTTTAACTCGGTTGATCAAGCCGTCCAAGCAAAACGTTGCTGGATTCAAAGAACTAGGGATCAACGTTGAAGACTTTAAGAAAGGCACACTCACGTTGCCTGATATGCTTGATAAAATCAAGAACAATACTAAGGGTTGGACTAAAGAACAACGTGCATCTGCTGTAGCATTAGCATTTGGGACTGAAGCTCAATCTGGTATGAATGCGCTGATCTCTGCTGGTGGTGATGAATTAAGAAAATATACTAAGTATGCCAAAGATTCAGCTGGGAGTACTAAGAGTATCGCAGATTCAATGAATAACACGCAAGCTGCAAAAATTAAGCGATTCCAGCAAACCTTGCACGTGTTATCGATTGATATTGGGGAGAAACTTCTACCAGCGTTTGAACCTGTATTATCTGAAGCAGATAAGTGGATCAACAAGTTCGATAACATGAGTGATCATACTCAGTCGTTGATCGTTAAGGCTGGATTATTAGCAGTTGCTCTAGGACCAACTGCCAGTATTCTGGGTAGAATTATAACTACTACAGGAAAGTTTGGCGCAGGAATTGTTAAGGTTAAAGGTTACTTTGCAGCAGTTCGAGCTGGTAAGGATGCCATGGATATGCTTGAAATAGGTACCAAAAATGCTAACACGGGCTTATCTACTTTGGGTGGCTCATTCAGTAGATTAGGTCCAAGCATGTCAGGTATGGGTAATAATACTAAGAATTTAGTCGGATCAACAACAATGCTTGGTTCTTCATTTAAGTTATTAAATCCATATGTATTAGGCGCAACTGCTGCTATTGCAGCTGGAGTTACTGTGTGGGAACTTTGGGGCAAGAAAGCCTATCAATCGTCTCAAGAGACTGGACGTTGGGGATCATCTGTTGGTAAGACAGCTGACACAGCTCTAACTAAGTTCAAAGGCACTTCGACAGGTATAGTCGATGCTTTGACTGATATGGAAACAGCAGGTCATACATCAACTAAGTCCTTATCGAAGTCATTTGACAGTGAATTTGGTCAAATTGAGAAGTCAGCAAAAGAACATCTGGACAACGTCAATGAGTCAATCAAAGGACTAGATCCTAGCGTTCAGAATGCTGTTGGGAAATCTGCACAGAAAACTAAGAAGACATTGGACGCAACAATTGCAGATGCGAAGAGTCACTACAAGGTAGCTGAAACGATTTTGAAAGGTCATAATGGCAAAGTGTCTGATCTGAATGATGATCAAAGGATCATGTTGCGTAATCAGCAAGATGCAATGGCTGAGGACGAGATCAAAGTTTTAGGGATCACTGGCAAGAAAAAGAAGACTATCATGGCAACCTTGAATAATGACATCTCTGGAATGACCAGGGCGCAACGTACTAATGCTATGCGTGAGTTGCAAGATTATTCGAGAAAGTCACAGTCGTCGTATGCTAAGCAATCTAAAGCTTTAAAGAAAGCCTTAGATGATGGCAAGATAACGCAGTCCGAATATAGTGCCGGTATGAAACAATTAGGCAATAATGTTCAAGCCGCTACTTCTAAAGCTGCAGCGGCTTATATTCAGCTTGCTAAAAAGAATGGTCAATCAACTGCAACTATTAAAAATGATATGCTTCAGATGGGTATGTCTTATGACAATGGTATGAAGTATATCAAGAAACATAGTAAGGCGGTTGAAAATTCCAATAGTGTGATCGTTGATTCTACTGGGAAGATGACTAAGAAGGTCAAGAGTGCAGCCGATTCTTGGAACAAGTTAGTGTTTGATCCAAAGACAGGTAAGGTAAAGACCAATGCTCAAGAAGAAGTCAATAAAGCTGTAAAATCTGGCAAAAAATGGGATCAGATCAAACTACTTGTTAAAGAAGGCAAATTATCCACTAATGCCAAAGAGATGGTAGCTACAGCTGCAATTGCTGAAGGCAAGTGGGATAGCATGACCTGGAAAGAGCAGAAAGCACTTATCAAGACCGAAGGTAGCCAAGATCTTGTTAAGATGATGGAAAATTCCGGTGAATGGAACGATCTGACCATTGAGCAGAAAACAGCTATTGTTAACACAAAAGGTGGCAAAGAACTTGGCAATTTGCTTGTAAAATTAGGCATTTGGGATGATTTGACACCTAAAGAACAGACGCTGGTTTTAAAAGATAATGGAACCGAGATGCTTTATAAAGTTCTGCAAGAATTAGGTTTGTGGAACGGTTTAGAACTCGAGGAAAAGGAGGCTGTTGTTAGTGGTGATCCTAGTGCCATTGGTAATCTGTTAATTAAAATGGATTTGTGGAATAATTTCACGCTGGATCAGAAAATTGCAATGCTCCATGCTAAAGGGAAGGAAGACATTATTGACTCAATTAACGAAGTTGGTCGGTGGAATGAACTAACCCCACAGCAGCAAGTTGCAATTATGACAGCTAAAGGGAAACCGGAGCTTGTTGATGCATTGATGAAATTTAATGTCTGGAATAATTTAACACCGAAGCAACAAGAAGCACAGGTTAAAACTAAGGGTGCTGTTGATCTAATTAATACCTTAGGTCAGATTGGCGAATGGAATAATATAGATCCTGGCGCTAAGGACGCTATTGTAAATGCAAAAGGGTCAGCTGAGCTAGGAGAAATTCTTACAAAATATAATTTGTGGAAGGGGTTGCCACCTGAAATTGTTAAGCAAATGATTGCTGATGACAAAGCTTCAGATAACACAAAGGCTGCAACAGATGCAGTCAATAATTGGAAGAAAGCAAATCCTGGCAAGAAAGACTTGGATGTTCAAAACAACGCTTCCCCTAAACTTGGACAAGCGACTGGTGATGTTAACATGTTCCGTGAAACTCCGGCAGGAAAACCCAAGGATGCAAATGCTAACAATAACGCATCTAAACCGATGAACTTAGCAACCGGAGCTGTCAATACCTTTAGACAAACAAGTCCGGGCGGATTAAAAGATGCTAAAGGTAAAGATAGTGCTAGCGGTTCGATGAACTCAGCTAAAGGTGGAGTTGATAGATTTAGGAACACTTCACCTGGTGGTACTAAGTCAGCTAAGGGACATGATAGTGCGTCGGGTCCAATGAGCTTAGCTAAAAGTTCTACTGATTTATGGCGTGGCACATCAGCCGGTGGTACTAAGCATGCAAAAGCACACGATGGTGCATCGGGCCCAGCGGAAAAAGCTGTTTCGGCTGTTCTTAAATTTGCCGGTTTGAAAGACCATACTGTAAATCTAATTACTAACACATTCCACAACATTTTTACCAAACATTCAAAGAAAGCAGCTAACGGGACTAACTTCCATATGGGCGGACCAGCATTGGTTAATGATCAACCCGGACCAGTCTTTCGCGAGATGGTTCGTTTGCGAACAGGTGAGACATTTATTCCTCAAGGCCGCAATGTTGAGCTTGATCTGCCAGTTGGAGCACAAGTTCTGCGGGCGGATCTGACCGCTAAAAAGTTCCATAGTTTGCCACAATATGCAAATGGAATCGGCGATAATACACGTTTGTTAAATCAAGCAGTGGATGTTACTAATCAGTTAAAGGCCGATGGTGGAACACGAATAGTTAATAACACCAACAATATTGATATGTCTGGCTTAGTTGCTGGAATTAGTCAGATGACTAATTTGTTACAAACAATTGCTGGTAAGGATCCTAGTTTAAATATTGATGGAAGAGAAGTGGGTAAAGTATTAGCACCTAATATATCTAATGAGCAAATGAATGACATCAATTATGCAGAGAGGAGAGTCTACCGTGGGCATTAGAACGATTACATTTGATGGGATAGATTGCTATGATGGATTTGATGTTGTAGTAAAAGATGGTAATGTTGGTTTTCCTGCTAAAACAAAGAATCGAATTAAGATCCCAAACACTAACGTTTTCTATGACTACGCAGAGTTGTTTGGAGATCAGTACGAAGAACGTGTCCTAGAATATACATTATTGATTGCTGGGCCTAATGCTATGACAGGGCAAGATATTCAACATAAAAAGATGTTATTAGCAAATTGGTTAATGCCAGGCTCCCAACACAAACTTGAAGATAGCAATATTCCTGGCTATTATTTTCTGGCTGAAGTTCAGGAAGCACCAAAGTTAGAAGACTTGTTCTTGTATGGTGAGTTGACCGTGCAGTTTACTTGTTATCCATATAAGATCAGTGATCACTTAGAAGGCGACGACATTTGGGACACATTTGATTTCGATACTGATATTGCACAAGACTTGAGCTTTGATGTCAATGGTTCGCAATCTGTTTCTATTTATAATGTGTCTGCACATAGTATTTCGCCCCGAGTGGTAGTCACTGGTAACGTTTCTGTTAGCTTGAATGGGACCACGATCGAACTGAATAATGGAACGTTTGACGACGTGGGCTTGGTCCTTAACGTTGATAAGAATGTGGCGCAGTTATCCGGCAATGGGACGATCAGGTTTGAATTTCGAAAAGAGGTGCTGTGATTGTATTCGGTAAAGATCACGAATGGCAGCAGTTCGAAGATTATCCACGACGACCGCGTGAACATTCGCTTGAGTGACACTAAGATTGCAACAACCATCAATCAGGCCAGTTCGTTCACGTTTAATCTCTATCCAAACAATCCAGGGTGGAATCTGTTGCATGAATACACGACGGGAATCGAAGTGTGGAAGTTTAGCAAGTTATTGTTTAAGGGACGCGTGATGAGTGTCCAAACAAATTATACAAATGAAGGTCAATTATTAAAGCAGGTCAGTTGCGAATCGCAGCTGGCTTTTTTGAACGATTCAATTCAATCGTATAAGAAAGTGCAGATGACACCGACGGAGTTCTTTGCTTATTTGATTGGTGAGCACAACAAACAGGTCGATGTGGATCGGCAGTTTAAAGTTGGACGAGTTGACGTTACTAATTCGACTAACAATGTGTATTGCTATGTGGAAGATGGACTGAATACATTGGCTGAGATTGATGCAGATTTGTTGAAGAACGATTCGTTAGGCGGTGAGTTGTGGATTCGGAATGAAGCCGATGGTGTGTATATTGATTGGTTACGCGATGGTGTTACTAAAGGGCGACAACAGATCAGGATGAACAAAAATATGCTGTCGGTTTATTCTAAGCCTGATTTGAACGGACTGTGTACAGTGCTTTATCCCTTTGGGGCGACTCCGGAAGAAAGTGGAACGTCCACCACGGACGATAAAGCTAATGATGTGGCTAGTCCACGTTTGACTATTGAGAGTGTTAATGGTGGTAAAAAATATTTAGAAGATAGTGAGCTGATTGGTAAGTTTGGCAGGATCTCAGGTTCCAAGACTTGGGACGATGTGAAGGCCGCCGCTAATTTAAAAACTAAAGGGCAAGCTTATCTAGATACTTTTAAAGCTGTGAAAATCGGGTATGAATTGGAAGCTGTTGATCTCCAACCATTGAGATTGGCGGTCGATGATTTTCAGACTGGTAAATATTACCAGGTAGTTAATCCGCTGGAAGGTCTGAATGATTATTTGCGGATCATTGCGATATCGATTGATTTGAATGCACCTTTACAATCAGGACTTACGATCGGTGATAAAAACGTTAAGTTGAGCCAGTATCAGCTGGAAAATCAAAATACCGCTAAGCAAGTTCAACAGTTGCGTTCCAAAGTTGAAAGTTATGGCAATAAGATAGTCACGCTTAATAACGAACAGAAAGAGTTAACTGACAAAGTTAAGACCTATAAAGAAACGCTTGATAAGATTCAGAAAGATCTTGACAATGCTAATTTAGAATCGGTTAAAGAAAAGCTATCTAACTTGCAAGGTAGTATTGATGATTTAGGCAAACAAATCAGTGAACTTAACTTCATAACACCTGAACAACTAGCAAATTATGAAGCTAGTCAGCGATTATTAACTGATGATTTTGAACGAAGAATTAAATTATTAGAAGGAGGGACAGCCGAT